CATCATTGCTTTTGCCATACCCTCCAGTACATCTATTACATCCTGTAAGTATGTTTCAACTTGATGTCCTAACATTACAGGTTGTTTAGCATTTCCATCTGCTGTTCTAGCACGAGAGCCTATATATATTTTATCAGCATCTATACACATATAATCTTCTCCGTCTATGTTAACTGTTTTTGAATTAATACCTATAGATTCCTGACCAGATATTAGAACTTCATTTGATCGAGCGTTTAGTACTAGTCTATCTGAGTTTAGTAGTAGCTGTGAACCTTGAAACTTTGAAGGAGTGTCTGGGCTTTTATCATATGAAGATCTTTTATTATTTGCTAAGAATAGAGGGACAGAGTGATCTGATGTGAAATATATAGAAGAAGGATCTTCATTAATATCTTCTACAATATGACTAAACCCGTTCTGTGTTTCTCTTTGACCGTTGCTTATTACTATAAAAGGTTTATCTTTATTGGAATCATCAGTTAACTTATTTTCTTCTATCTCCGTACCGGACATTCTTATCGTTTGCCCTAACCTTCCTGATATTATCGTATCACCTGGGAATGGTTGAAGTGGGGCTAACTTATCGTTTATGTCGAATGCTTCGCCTATATTAACTCCTTCTTGATCTATATCAGTTGGAAATGCACTATGGTGTGGATGGTTCCAGAGGTTGTAAGCAGTTTGATAGTATTTTCTAGAGTAACTACTTGCTTGCCCTAGATTGGTGCCTGGTCCTGTTTGTATTAATATAATTTCATTCTTTACAGGGAGTGTATTAATATCCCTATTTAACGGATAAGCAATACCTGAGTACACTGTATCCCCTGTATCGGATGTATCCACTCCGTCTGCTAGATCTATATACAATACAACACCTATTGAATCCGGTCCTCCGTATTGATCATAGTATTTATGTTCAGAATTTAATATAACATCTACAACTCTACCGGGATTAAGATTACCTCTATCACCGCTAGTCAGATCTCCTGTTTGAGATTTTGTTCTATAGTTATTATCTAACATACCTACTACTCTTTTTCTTCTGACTTATCAGATGATGCCTCTACTTCTTCTTGTATTTCTTCAGTTTCTTCTAATAGAGACTGTAACGAATCAAAATCAAATAGATCATTTCCGTCTCCTTTTGTCTGTGCTATCTCTATTCTCTGAATGATAGTGGCTAGCTTTATTAAAGCATCATCATTCTTAACTCCTATCTCCATATACTCTTTAATCATTGGTACTATCAAAGTAGCATCACCAATGTTCTCTATAAGAGGTTTTAATTCTCCTATAAGAGCTTTTACTTGAGATTTCGTTTCTTTTGAGTTATCGTAGATTTCACCAAAAAGATCAGAAAGGCTTTTACCTTTAAATATTTCTTTATCAGTACTCATGTTCTTTTCTTATAAATAGATTTAAAGTACCTTTGTGCGGATTAATCCTACTTCATTATATTTTTCATATAATTTATAGAATTCTACTTTAAGCTTATTTACTACTTTAGTTAAATGAGGAGTTTCGCAATCTGTCATTTCCCTAATATATATGTAAAGAGCTTTCTTTTTAAATATATCTAAGTCTTGTCTTGTCTTAAATATAGTAAGAATTGCGTCTGCTATGTTCTTTTCGCTATCCTTTACAAATAATTCATCTAACTCTTCATACATCTGATCTACATACATATCCAAGAAGAAGCCTAAAGAGATAGCATTTTCATCATCTACTCTGTAGTCGGTATCATAACCGTCTTCCATTTCGTTGAAAGTACCTATCTTCTTAAGCTTCTTGTAGTTTTTATTATTGTAGTTAATTAACCAACGTTTAACAATAGTTCCGAAGTAGGAATAAGCCTTAGCTCCGTTGTTCTTATCAAACTTATCAATCTTCTCTTCTAATAACATAGAAACAACCTCATGTTTGAGGTCTTCTATTCTATCAACATCTGTATAATAGAATTTAAAAGTATGTATTATATTCTCAGCTAGTTTATAGAAAGGGTAATATATATGTTCTGTAAAGATACCATTCCTATATTGCTGGTTTGTTGATTCGTTGTACTTATTAATGTATTCTTCTGTTTCTGAAGTAAAGTAATTAGCTTTTGCTTTCTTTCTTGCCATAATTTTGTGGGAGCATATATCGATCTAGTTCGTCTTGCACCTTTTTTAGTTGTGTAAAAAAATAACCGACCTCATCATCTGACTTGAAAACCCCACGTTTGTCAAGATCATTAAGGTGCTTTTGTGAATCCCCTATTAAATTTGATATATTCTGTAGATATGTTGTTTGATCAACGGTAACATCTTCATATTTCTCTACCTTACTTAACAAGTTAAAGACAATATACGATAATATTCCGGAAAAAACAACTAATATAGTAATTATTACGTAAAGAGTAGTAGGATGTATGTTCATATTATATATTTTTTAATAAATTAGTTAATCCTGCAGATGATTTTACTGGTCTTCCTGTAGAAGCTTTAGTTTTTTTAACTGATGGTTTAGAACTTCCTCCGTTTCTCTTCCACATATCGTATTCTACCTTAGAAGCTAAGAAGTCTGCTGTATGTAGTACTGAGATTAGTGATGTCTTTTGTCTAGATGATTCAACATTACTGAAAAAGTAAGCTTCATTTGCTTTATCAAACACTCCATCGTGACATCTTATACCTAAAAACTCTTTTTGATCTACTTTAATACCAAACTTTTGTAAAATAAATAAAGATCTATCTGGAATTAACATAAATTGAAGATCTGGATTATAAGTATACATTTCTGAAAGCTTATCTTGTCTCCATTTATCAGTCTGAGGTATATAGTTTGGTTGATCTCCATCTCCTATCTTACCTAAATCATGGAAGAGGGCGGCAAATACTAATTGTTCTTCAGTATAATCTAAAGTACCTCCCATTTTTTCATATAATCTAGACTGTTCTACAGCATATTGTACTACTCTATTAACATGATCTACATATCCACCGGCAAAAGCATTGTGATACCAAGTTTTACCACTAGCAGGTGCCATAACATAGGTATCTTCCATATGTTTTAACATTTCCTTACAAGCAATAGCACGTCCACCTAAGTAGGTATCAATGATTTTTAAGTGTTTTTCGTAGTTTTTACCAATTTGTTCCGCATTTAACATAGATAACCTTTTTAAATTATTATTATTATTTATTTTATTATTATATTATTCAATATTATATTTATTTAAATATATTTTTATTATATCTTATTAATTATATTATATAACATATATAGAAGATATTAAATCTAAGGCAGAAAGGCAACTATTTTAGTGAAAAAAGTGCTTTTTATTTAAATTTACCCATTTAGCCTGGGATCTATAGGTGGTAAAGTATACTTTTACGTCGGCAAGTGACCTATATTGAGTAAAAAATACCTTTTTATCACTTTGACTCACATACTTAGTGTAAAACCATATACCTTTATTACCTTTTGCTTGACTTCTATAGTTAGTTTTATAAACAATTACATCTGCTTGTGATCTATACTCTGTTTCAAACAATAACACCTCAGCTTGGGATTTATAATTAACAACAGATATTTGTTGGGCGGATAAGTAGAAGGGGGTGAGGGTGAGGAATATACCGTAGGCCGCCGCGCGAAACGCGCGAAGTTGCCGCGAAGAATTTATATCTAACATGTTCCTAACTGTTTAGCAACCCAACCATACTTCTCAATATGATCTTCATAGAATTCATCATCACCGTACATAAAATATGCATCGGCTTGGTCTAACCATCTAGCAGCTGTCTCCTTATCTTCAGCTCCTACAGACATTACATCCTCTATGGCTTTATTCTCCCAAGCTCTTTCTTCTTCTGCTTGCTTGGCATTAATAACCATAAGGTCGGTAACGAAATCAGCTAACTCCTGGAAAGACCAGTTCTGGAAGTTATATCCTCTAGGCCTGAAACCATTAACGTCTTTGAATAGATCTGAAACCCATATAAGAGTATCATCGAATTGACTTTGATTAGAAATCGTGTGTGAAATTGAATTTGCCATAACCTTTATTGTTTTTTTATCTTATACCTTAAGATACGAAATATCTTTGTAACTAACAACTTTTTTAATAGTTATTTTAAGAAAGTTTTGATATAAATTGTTGTGTTGGATTTAATATTTGACTAAGAGGGGATTTAAACGAAGGGTGTTTGATAACCGATCTAGATAATTTAAAATCGTGAAAATCCTTGGTAGTAATAGAATCCCAAGAAGTAATGTAGTAATTGTTGTTTAATTTAAGAACTTTTGTAGTAGTGTTGTTGTAGTTTAATGTTTTCATATATCTATCTTTTATACCTTAAGATACGAAAAATAACTATGTGAGCCAACTTTTTTAGTGACTATTTTTTATTAAATCTTGTATTTGTTTAGATAGAATTAAGTCTTTATAGTCTACCAATATAGCACACTTTTCATACTCTTCATATCCTTCATAGAATTCTATCATAGTATCCATAGCCTTTATAACGTTTGTATTCTCATAGCTATCGCCAATGGTATACATATCCTGCATTGATTTAACGTTTATACGCTGTAAATAACTATATAGCTTATTGTAGTATCTGTATTTAAGCTCTTTCTCTACCCTTTTGAAGTCCTCTGGGTAGTTACGACTATATAAAATAGACATAAGATCATAATTCTCTAAACCTCTAAGTACCATACCCATTAAAACAAAAGGATTCTTTAGAACATCTAACTCTCCGTGCTCTTCATATATCTCTTCATCTCCTTTTTCAAAGATAGAAAACAGTGTATGTGGGTCTAACTTCGCCATCTATAATAAATATATGAAAAATACCCCCTATAGACAAAAAAAATTTGCTAAAAAATTTTCTCGGTATTTGTTGTTTCTTATCTAAAAGTTTCTTATATTAATTATATAATAAGATCTGATAATTTATGTCTAGTATAGAAGACCTCGTATATAGTGCACACGAACATGGACAAAGAGAGAATTTGTTCAAAGAAGTAGCCAAAGTAAAAGAGCAAGAACCACGTATGGCACTAGAGGATATATACCAGAAGGCATATAGTACAGTAATGAAAACATAATAGATGTCTGATAGAACATTTAAAATACTAGTATGGATAGCAATAGGCCTAATATCTATGGTAATTGCACAATATATCATACTAAGAACACCGATGACACTAATAGCTACGATTTTATGGTCGATGGTATTGGTTCTATATATACATTTTAGGTACTCTAAGGTAAATACTACCGATAGAGAGGATAAGAATAGGGGTGACCCATAACAATATATACATATATATTACTATATACCTAAAAATCATAAGAAATATGCTACCATGTATGGCAGAGCCAGGCAGACTACCAACCCTTTAGGGAACTATACTGTCAGTGTTC